GCAGCACCTACTACGAGTGATCTGTCCGAAGCCGAATTAGCGTATAGCCAAGATGCATCCAATGACGGTGCAAGTGCTATTATGTACATTGAGTCCTTGGACTCAAACGGCTCAGCGGTTATTCAGAAAGTAGGTGGTAAATACTACACAGATCTTGTTGATGGAGCAACAAACTCCAATACTGCTAGTACGATTGTTAAGAGAGATTCCTCTGGCAATTTTACTGCGGGCACAATCACAGCTGACTTAACCGGTGATGTAACTGGTACGGTTAGTGATGTAAGCAACCACGACACAGATGACATTAGTGAAGGTTCAACTAACCTTTACTTTACAGATGCAAGAGCAAGAAGTGCAATCAGTGTTGGTGGTGATTTAAGTTACGACTCCTCAACAGGTGTTATTAGTTTCACAAACGACGCTGGTGACATTGAGAGTGTTGTAGCAGGTACAGGTTTAACAGGTGGTGGCACATCAGGAGACGTTACACTTAACGTTGATATGTCAGCATTTGATACCGATGATTTAGGCGAAGGTTCAACTAACCTTTACTTTACAGATGCAAGAGCACAAGGTGCTATTTCAGTAGACTCTACACTTAGTAAGTCAGCAGGACAAATTAGCATGCCTGCTTCTGGTGTTACTGCTGCTTCTTATGGTTCTACAACAGCGATTCCTGTTATTACAGTTGACGCACAAGGTAGAATTACAGCAGCAAGTACAGCAGCAATTGCTACATCATTTGATATTTCAGATGGTTCAACCACTGATACAATTAACGGTGGAGAAACCCTTACTTTTGTAGGAACAACTAACGAAACAGATGTTACTGTTTCTGGTAACCAAGTAGCAGTTGGACTTGTTACTAACCCAACAATTGGTGGTAACTTAACAGTTTCTGGTAACTTAACAGTAGCTGGTACTACTACACAGGTTGATACCACTAACTTAACAGTTAGCGATCCTTTGTTCCAATTAGCTTCTGGCAACGGTAGCTCAGATGCGGTGGACATTGGTTTCTTCGGTTTATATGACACCACAGGCTCTCAAGACCTTTATGCAGGTTTATTCAGAGACGCTAACGATGGTAAGTGGAAACTGTTTAAAGACACACAATCTGCACCCACAACAACTGTAGATACATCAGCAACAGGTTACTCTGTAGCTACAATGGTAGCAAACATTGAGGGTAATGTTACTGGTAACGTCACAGGTAATGTAACTGGCAACGTAACAGGTTCATTATCAGGCGGTACAGTTTCTGGGTTGTCAGCAGCAATTGGTGTTGCAGACGGTGGTACAGGAGCTACTTCGTTTACATCTAACGGTATCGTATACGGTAACGGTACAGGCGCTTTACAAGTTACAGCAGCCGGTACAAATGGACAGTTCTTGGTTTCTAATAACGGAACACCCGAGTGGCAAACACTTTCACTCGATGGTGGCTCTTATTAATTTAACATAACAAGGGGGGACTAACCCCCCTGCATTTTGGAGTGAAAATGGAAGCACAAAATACAAATGATGCCTTAATTAATGAATATATTAAAAGTTTATCAAAGGCGTTAACTGATAAAACAATGGAATCTGTTCTACATGAGGCAAAGTATAGACAGGCAAGCGTAGAACTTGAAAAGGCTAACAATTACATTGTTGAACTTAGAAATAGTTTTGAAGAACAAACAGAGTTTTCTACTAAAAAAGGTTCAGATGAGATTGGAGGTCTTCTAGATACAACAAGGGTTTTGGAAGAAGAAAATGCGAAACTTTTAGAAAAGGTTGAGCGTTTAAAAGAAGAAAATAAAACTCTTTTGGCAAAGGTTGAAGAAAAGCCAACAGAGGTTGTTGTAGACGAAGCTAGAGTAAAACATTATGAAAATACTAATGCTATACTTAGCAGAGAGTTAGAACAGGCAGATAAAAAAATTGAGTCATTAAAATTACAGTTAGCACAGTATTTAGAAACACAGGAGAATTTAAATGGCGATAGTAATCAAGCCCAAGAGATCGGAGACAGCAAGCTCGATTCCGACTACAAGTGATCTAGAGGTCGGCGAATTTGCTATTAATACAGCCGATAAAAAGCTGTATGTTAGAGATTCTAGCGATAATATAAAAGCTATTGGGGGTGGGTTAGCAGTCAATGACGGAAGTACAACAGCAGATGTTAGTACCATATCTTTCTTGGATACTACATTCGGAAACTTTACCGTCGACACAACCTCGTCCGCAGGAACTGCAATTGTTCGCTGTACTCAAGCAGCAGATTTAGATTATGGATTGATCACGGATTCTGTCCTTGGTTATAACTCAGTAGATTACGGAGGGTTAACCTAATGGCAGCGAGAGTAAAATTAAGACGTGGTACTACAGCACAACATGCCTCCTTTACAGGATCGCAGGCTGAAGTTACTGTAAATACCACTAAAAATACTTTGGTACTACATGACGGTAGCACACAGGGGGGACACGAGATATTGAGAGCAGATTTAGATAATCTGCCTAGCAACGCTACAATACCCGGCGCCCAGGTTGATGCACTTGACGGTGGAACATACTAGGAGAATAGACAATGCCAACAATATTACAATTAAGACGTGGTACAACAACAGAACACGCGTCGTTTACAGGCTCTGAAGGTGAAGTAACCGTCAACACTTCTAAAGATACTTTAGTAGTTCATGATGGCAGTACCCAAGGGGGATTTGAGATAGCATTAGCAGACGGTTCTAACCTGACAGGTGCTAGTGGTATTGATACAGATGATCTCTCTGAGGGTTCTAGTAATCTTTATCATACAACAGCAAGAGCAAGATCAGCAATTAGTGTAAGTGGAGACTTAACATATGATAGCAGCACAGGTGTTATTAGTTTTACTAATGATGCAGGTGATATTGAAAGTGTAGCTGCAGGCTCTGGTTTAACCGGAGGCGGTACAACCGGAGAAGTTACACTTAATATTGGAGCAGGAACAGGTATTACTGTTAATGCTGATGATATTGCAGTTAATATGTCCGCGTTTGACACCGATGATTTATCAGAAGGTACGACAAACGTCTACTACACAGATGCTAGAGTAAAATCTTTATTAACAACCTTAGACGGAAGTATTGTGCCTAGTGCAGATGTTACTTACGACTTGGGTTCATCTACAAAGCAATGGAGAGATATTTATGTAGGTCCTGGTTCGTTATATGTTAACGGACAACAGGTTGTATCTGATAACTCAGGTACTATTACAATTTCTGCAGACTCTAACCAAAACGTTGCTGTACAAACTAGCGGATCTGGTGACATTGAACTCGATCCTACAGGTACAGGTACTGTTCAAATTAAAGGCACACTTCAAATCGAAGATGGTCAAAACATTACAAACAGTGCTGGTAACGATATTACGTTTGCTAACAACATTAAAGTTGATCAGATTACAACCAAATCTACTGATACTAACTTAGTATTAAGTGGTAATGGTACAGGTAATGTAACTATCAATGATGACATTAATATTACTGGTAATTTAACAGTAGGCGGTACAACCACTACAGTTAATTCTGAGACTATTAATTTAGCAGACAATACTATTGTTTTAAACAGTAACTTTACATCTGGTTCACCTACAGAAGATGCAGGACTTAGCATTAGCCGAGGAGGTTCATCTGCGGTAACATTCTTGTGGGACGAAACAAATGATAAGTGGACAATTGGTTCAGAGACATTTGTAGCTGGAACAGTTGAAGCAAACTTAACAGGTAATGTTACAGGTAATGTTACAGGATCATCTGGATCTACAACAGGAAATGCAGCTACAGCAACAGCACTAGCAACTGCCAGAACTATTGGTGGAGTTAGTTTTGATGGTACTGCTAATATCAACTTACCAGGTGTTAACGCAGCCGGTAACCAAGATACCACAGGAAATGCAGCTACAGCAACATCTGCAGCAGCCTGGACAACAGCTAGAACTCTTAGCTTAGGCGGAGATTTATCTGGTTCAGTTAGTATAGATGGAAGTGCTGATGCTTCGTTAACTGCAACAATTGGTGCAGGTACAGTAGAATTTGCTATGTTAGCAGGGGCTAATGTTCAGACAAGCGGTGAGTCTTTTAGTGATTCAGATACTGTTTTGATGACAGCAGCGGCAGCTAATGACAGGTTTAGAATCAACATATATGATTCTAGTGGTACATTATTAAACTAATATAGGTTAAATATATGAACAATGTTGTCATAAAACCTAAAAGAAGTGAGACAGCTTCATCCTCTCCTACTGCTAGTGATCTAGCAGTGGGGGAAATGGCTATCAATCTCTCTGATAAAGCAATATTTGTTAAAGACTCAAATGGCAACATTGTTCAAGTTAGCAATTATTCTGTATCAGATCCGAGTCTTGTATTTCCAACAGGAGATTTAGGCTCTTTGTCTAGCGGAACGGATGCTTTTGGAGTTAGCTTAGTCGCTAACTTTGATAACAAAGTAACTCCCGGGGGACAAGAAAAAACAGAAGATTTAGGAGCATTAAGTTAATGGCATTATCTACAAGGCAAGAACTTATTGATTACTGTCTCAGGAGGCTAGGATTTCCTGTTATAGAGATCAATGTTGATGAAGATCAAATCAATGATAGGATTGACGATGCCTTGCAGTATTGGCAAGAGTATCATTTCGATGGTACAGAAAGAACTTATGTTCAGCACGAGATAACAGGAAGTAAATTAAATTTACAGGCTCCTGTAGCAAGTAACTTTAACAAAGGAGAGAAAGTTACAGGGAATACGTCTGGTGCAACAACTGTTATACATGCCACAAGTGGTTCTGAAATAACTGTAGAAAAAGTTTCTGGAACATTTCAAGCAGGTGAGCAAATTCAAGGCTCAGAATCTGGATACATTGCTACTTTATCTTCGGGGACTCATTATGTAGAGGGAGATATTGAAAAGGGTTGGATCCCAATTTCCAATGGCATTACAGGTATTGTGAGGCTGTTTAATTTTGGAGGTGCAGCCACAGCTAACACAAGAGACGGCAACCTCTTTGATATTATGTATCAGTTTAGACAAAATGATTTATATAATCTAATGGGTGCGGATATGCAATATTATACAATAGTGCAATCTCACTTAACAACATTAGAACAATTATTAGTATCATCTAGACAGATTAGATGGAATAGAAAAACTAATAAACTTTATATAGATACAGATTGGGATAAAACATTCAACCCTGGTGACTATGTTGTTGCTGAGGCATACGCAATTTTAGACCCTGCAGATTATGCCGAAGTATATGATGACATGTTCCTTAAAAAATATGCCACCGCTCTCATTAAAAGACAGTGGGGCGAAAATATGAAAAAGTTTGGGGGGATACAATTACCAGGAGGAGTTACACTCAACGGCGATCAAATATTTCAAGAAGCAGTGCAGGAAATAAATGTTATAGAAGATGAAATGCAAAAGAGATATGAATTGCCTCCAACGTTTATGGTAGGATAAGATGCCTACAAATTTTTATTTTCAATCAGGCGATGCAATTGGAGTTACCTCTGAACAGCGTCTTATTGAAGACCTAATCATAGAGTCCTTAAAA